ATCACCGAGGGCACGAACGGCGACGAGACATATGCCGCGCCCGTTTCGCTCGCCAAGGCGATGTCCGCGGAGTTAAAGATCGATATCAACGAAGCGACGCTCTACGCCGACGATGGCGCGGCGGAGGTGGTCAAGGAGTTCAAGAGCGGCACGCTCACGCTGGGTATCGACAACATCGGCGCGGCGGTGGCAAGCGATCTTACCGGGTCGCAGATTGACGACAACAAGGTGCTGGTTTCCCAGAGCGAGAACGGCGGGCAGCCGGTCGCGATCGGGTTCCGCGCAAAGAAAAGCAACGGCAAATATCGCTATTTTTGGCTCTACCGCGTTGTGTTCGGCATTCCTGCGACGAACCTGCAGACGAAGGGTGACAACATTACGTTTTCGACCCCGTCGATCGAGGGAACGATCATTCGGCGCAACAAACTGGACGGTCAGGGCAAGCATCCGTGGAAAGCGGAAGTCAACGAGGATGATACGAGCGTACCGGTGGGGACGATCTCGGGCTGGTACACGCAAGTCTACGAGCCGACGTTTGCGGCGGAGGGTTAACAGATGGAAAACGACAGAGGCGCGATGATCCGAATCGGCAATCGGGAGTATGAAATGCTCCTGACCACCCGCGCGACCAAAGAGATTGCTGTGCGCCCAGATAGGGCATTGTTAAAAAGTAGTTTAAGGTACTACACCGTATGATAACACGGTAGTCAACCCACCTAACCGAAAGGCAAAAGCTGACACGGGAACATAGCACGGTGGGAAAGCGGTAAGTTGTCTAAGGTAATATGACACGACTGAACCGCAATGACAAGCGGATATAAGGAATAGGCTATATTTGCCGAACGTGAGTTTCAAGCATTTCTTTCTTTGAAATATGGGAAATTTACCTGATACCCATACCACAAATAACATTGTGTTTTAGCGATGCACAATGGGTTATCAAGATATTTGTGGGGCAGGCTGGAGAACCAGCATTAACGAAACAAAAACGGCTCCGACAATCCGTACACCTATTAACAATGCTAACTGGGGATACCCTAAACGGAAACGCCGCAAGGCTATAGCCGCAGGGCTTGAATATTTCGCACGGGTACGGAGCGTCCGTAGTAGTCAAGGACGGTAATGCCGTCATAATGGCAAAGGGACGCAGTTGATGTGTACTAAAATCAAAATTGATTAGGGAGGAAAACCTCAAATGCAACCAACAATAGAGATTTTAGGCAAGATGAACCGAAACTCAGCAAGCAACAAGAATGAAGTCTTTACCCGAGTGTATCGTTATATGCTCAGACCTGACCTGTATTTTGCTGCGTACAAAAACTTGTATGCGAACAGCGGAGCGGCAACAAAAGGGATTAACGAGGACACGGCGGACGGTTTTAGTGAAAAGAAAGTGCTTGGTATTATTGAAAAACTTCAAAACGGCACTTTTGAACCATCACCGAGTCGCAGAATTTATATCAAAAAGCAGAACGGCAAAATGCGTCCTCTTGGGATTCCAACTTTCACAGACAAGTTGGTGCAGGAAGTTATGCGAATGATATTAGAAGCGATTTATGAACCTGTTTTCGTCCAGAGTTCTCATGGATTCAGACCCCAAAAAAGCTGTCATACCGCACTTGCCGAAATCAAAAAGAGTTTCACAGGCGTGAAATGGTTTATCGAAGGCGACATTAAAGGATGCTTTGATAATATCAATCATGGTGTTCTTGTCAACATAGTGAACCGAAAAATCAAAGATGCTCGCTTTATTCAACTCCTGTACAAATTTCTCAAAGCGGGATATTTGGAAAATTGGCAGTATAGCAACACTTATAGCGGAACGCCGCAAGGTGGAATTATATCGCCTGTACTGGCTAACATTTACCTTCACGAGTTAGACCAGTATATCCAAATCTTGAAAAAAGAATTTGATGTAGCATCTGAGAGCAAATATACGCCTGAATATGGAAAAGCACAATGGCAAGTGAGGAAACTCCGAAAAGCGTTATCAACAGCAAGCGCAGAAGAAAAACCGTCTTTGCTTAAAAAGTTGAAAGCCGCACAACAAGCTATGTTTTCAACCCCTGCCAAACTGCAAACCGACAAAAAATTAGTCTATGTAAGGTATGCGGACGATTTTCTGATTGGTGTAAATGGCAGTCGTGAGGACTGTGAAGAACTGAAAAGCAAACTCACAGCGTTTGTTGGTGAAACACTAAAGATGGAGCTATCCGAAGAAAAAACGCTGATTACGCATAGTAGTCAGTCGGCAAGATTTTTAGGATATGACATTGCAGTTAGAAGAAATTCTGCCGTCAAACCAAACGGTCAGGGCTACAAACAGCGTACACTCAACAACAAAGTGGAATTGACAGTACCGCTACAGGATAAAATCGAAAAGTTCCTATTCTCGAATAGCATAGTTAAACAAGAGAATGGAAAGTTAGAGCCTGTATGCAGAACAAAATTACTAAAGTTGAGCGACCTTGAAATTCTCACGGCTGTAAACAGCGAAGTGAGGGGTCTGTGCAATTATTACAGTTTGGCAAGCAATTATTGCAAGCTGAAATATTTTGCGTACCTTATGGAATACAGTTGCCTTAAAACGCTTGCGGGCAAACACAATACCACCACGGCTAAAATCATAAAAACAAATCAAGACGGACGTGGTAATTGGGGCATTGCGTATCAAACAAAAAGTGAAAACAAGCGACTGTATTTTGCAAACTATTATGACTGCAAACAAAATAGCGGGTGTGACGACAATATTCGCCGCAGGGCAATAGAGTTTTCATATACCAAAAGCAGTCTGGAACGCAAATTGGAAGCAAAAGTTTGCGAAATGTGCGGAAAATCCGATGTTAAATTGGAATTCCATCACGTTAATAAGGTTAAGAGCCTCAAAGGCAAAGCGCTTTGGGAGCAGTTGATGATTGCTAAAAGGCGCAAGACATTAGCGGTATGTTCGGATTGTCATAAAAAAATCCACAATAGCTGAGTTTCACATTGAACATCAATGGAGAGCCGTGTACATCGAGAGGTGTAAGCACGGTTCGGAGGGGGGACTGCACAAACCTATCACGGAAACGTGAAAAGGCGGTGCTTTCCTACCCTACAAGCGTTATGGCGGGCTGGAGCATCTTGGCGATAAACTCATGAAAGCGGAGAACTTCGAGTTGGCGCTGGACGAGGTGGTTTGGCTGATTACGCTGCTTGCCAATCAGAGCACCCTCGTGCACAACCTGCTGGAGCCGGATCATAAGCGTGAGCTTCTGACCGAAGAGGCGGTGGAACTGCTCACCACGCCGCTGGATCTCTCCGGCTACAAAGCCGCGATCATGGAAGCGATGGTCAAGGGGACGAAGCGCTATGTCGAGAGCGAGGAGGAACCCTCAAAAAACGTGTCGGTCGGGCAAACGATGAAGAGCTGTTTGCCCGACTGATCTTTTACGGCGTGACCTTGCTTGGACGAACGGAGCGCGAAGTTTGGTTTATACCAATTGGCGATCTTTTAGATCAGTGGGAAGTATACAAACAATTTCACGGTATCGTGAAACCAGCAATGGAGAGCTATATCGAAAGTGTGATTGCGGCAGGCATATAAAAAGCTGGCAGAAACTTCTTTCTGCCAGCGATGGATGCTGCGATTCCTTATGCGCTGATCGGTAATAGGGAAAGTTGTAGACCAAGCGGTTTTACGATTTTTAACACTGTATCGATGCTGGGTACCGTTTTCATGGTTTCCATGCGCGCAATGGATGACTGCGGCAGGCCGGATAAAGCCGCCAACTCTCTTTGTGTCAGCCCCAGCTCGTTACGCCGCTGAATGATCAGTGTAACGAACGTTGCGAGCTGGCTAGCTTCTTCGATATCCGCTTTTACTTCCGGACTTTGCTCGGAAGCATATTCTTTGTAATCATTCCAGGTTTTCATGTCTTCTTGCCTCCTTTTCTGGATAAAAAATCGTCGCGTTCCGCAATGGCGCGGTCGATTTCCCGTTGCGGTGTTTTTTGCGATTTCTTACGAAAGTGATGGAGTAGTACAAAGGTATTGTCCCGAAAGTAGAAGTAGAACACTCTGTTATCTCCAGGTCGAAGTTCCCAGATGTCCTCAATGATGTTCTTGGTGATCGTTTCGGGAAGCCGCGTACCGTTTTTTTGAAGCAGTTCGATGTAGTAGACGATCTGCTTATGCTGGATACGCGCATCTTTGTTTCCAGTACTCCTCTGGAGCAGATCGTCAAGAAAATTCCAAAGCTCACTAACACCGTTTGCGTCTTCGTAGAAGACAACCTGATTCATACTTTGCTCCATCCTTTTCGGTCTCATGATAGCATAAACGCTATCAAACGTCAAGAACTGACTCGAAGAAAGTGTACATATGGGAAATAGCGATTTTGGCCTCAAAATCGGAATTGAGGGAGAGACCCAATTCAAAAAAGCCCTCTCCGAGATCAACCAGTCGTTCAAAGTACTCGGGAGCGAAATGAACCTCGTCACCTCCCAGTTTGACAAGCAGGACAAATCGGTCGGCGCTCTGACCGCCCGAAACCAAGTCCTGCGAAAAGAGATCGACGCTCAAAAAGATAAGGTCGAGACCCTCGAAGCCGCGTTGCAGAACGCGGCTTCTTCTTTTGGGGAGAATGATAAGCGGACTCAGGCATGGCAGGTGCAGCTCAATAACGCCAAAGCCGCCCTTAACGGCATGGAGCGCGAGCTTGGCACGAACGAAACCGCGCTGGAGGGTGCAGCGGACGATCTGAATTCTGCCGGCAAACAGGCTGACGAGTTTGGCGACGAGATCAAGCAGTCCGCCGATCAGGCGGACGACGCGGGCGGGCGTTTTGACAAGCTTGGTTCGGTCGTGAAAGGCATCGGCGTTGCTCTCGGCGCGGCTATGGCGGCGATCGGCACTGCGGCGGTAGCGGCGGGTAAAGCGCTGGTCGATATGACGGTCAACACCGCGGCATATGCGGATGAGATGCTGACGCAAAGCTCCGTCACCGGCATGAGTGTGGAGCGGCTGCAGGCGTATTCGTATGCCGCCGATCTCGTGGATGTGTCGATGGAAACCCTGACCGGCTCTATGGCAAAGAACGTGAAATCCATGTCCAACGCCGCCGACGGAAGCAAAACATATGCCGAGGCATATGAGCGTCTTGGAGTATCGGTGACCAACGCGGACGGATCACTTCGCGACAGCGAGGACGTCTATTGGGATGCCATCGATGCGCTCGGGCAGGTATCGAACGAAACGGAGCGCGACGCGCTAGCCATGCAGCTATTTGGCAAGAGCGCGCAGGACCTGAATCCCCTCATTGCTCAGGGCAGTGAGGGCATCGCGGCGTTGACCGACGAAGCCAAACGTATGGGCGCGGTGCTGAGCGAGGATACGATCGAGAAATTTGGCGCGTTCGATGATTCCGTACAGCGACTAAAACAAGGCTCTGAGGCGGCACAGCGAGTTATGGGCACGGTTCTGTTGCCGCAATTGCAAACGCTTGCGGACGACGGCGTTTCCCTGCTCGGCGATTTTACATCCGGTCTTGCGGAAGCGGGCGGCGATTTTGACAAGATCACTGCCGTGCTGGGTGAGACAGTCGGCGGGATCGCAAACATGATACTCGGCAGCCTGCCGCAGTTCGTGCAGGTCGGCATGAGCATCGTGAGCGCGATCGGCGGCGCTCTG